CTAGATAATCAAATCCTTGATTTTCGACCAAAGAAATGGAACAAGCCTTTTCAAAAGATTTTAAAATTTCTGACGAATTAATTTCACCGCCTTGGATATTAACATAGGTGTTAATGACGGTATTGTGGACTGCGCGTTCTTTGAAGAATCTTTCAGTGTTTTTTAAAAGTAATTCTTTATCATACTTTTTATCGATATCGCTGAAACTTAATAAAACATCTTTTAATGCTTTTCTGTCATCAGGACTTGTGAAGTTTAACTTCAACTCAGTTGTATTTGGAAATTTGGGAGTGTTTCTATAATATTCACACAAAATTTTTATAACTGTTTTATGATTTTCTTGAGTAAAATAAGAAGGTTTTATATGTTCATATACCGTTTCAAAATAATTTGCATCTGTTAAAAAATTGTAGACGATGATTTTTTCAAAAAGCTCGTAGTCAAAATCTAAAGGTTTACCCATATAAAAATATTACTCTCTTTTCTTTATAAAGTCAATAAAAAAGGGGTAGGTTTCCCTACCCCTTCCTTACTGTATGAAGAAAATTATTCATTCAATAAAACCTGTTCACTTTTAGGTGTAACGGTTTTTAAAGATTCGTTATTAAACTTCAATTGCTCTTTTAATTTGTCTTCTAAAACTGGAAGAATTTTAGACCAAACACTTTCATCGTCTCTCCAGTCCTTATAAAAACCCAACATTTCATCACCTAGAGCGTATCTATGACCTTGTTTGACTATTACGCCATAACCTTCAGCCATTTCAAGTAAACCAGCATACTTTGAAAGACCTTGCTTGAAATTTAAATACATTTCACACTCTAAAAACGGAGGAATAAACCGATTTTTAGTAGTTAATGCACGAATAGTCAAACCATTTACGTCTTTTGACAAAGGAGTAACATCATCGTTTGCATTTTTATTGTCTGATCTACTAACTCTTTCTTGTTTAGTTGCCATTTGAACCAACACAGAACTCATGTATAAAGGACCAGATCCTCCAGACTGATTTTTTACTAGTGTTGGATATAATGCACCAGGGTTGTCGTAAATGTGATTTGTAAAAAGAATTGGTACGTTTGCTTTAGCTGCTGTATGTGTTATTGCACGAAGCATACTCTTTAAAGAAACTGCTCTAGCACCCATGTCTGCTGAATCTTTACCATCTTCAATAACCTTTGCTTCTCTTGCTGAAATTAAATTTCCTAAAGAATCAATAACTAAAACAACTTTACCATGAAGATTGTGTTCAATAACACTTTTAAGAAACTTAACAATTTGATTTCGACAATCTTCAATAATTTCAATGGGACAATGTTTAATTTTTTTTGTATCACAGCCAAGGTTTGTTGCTGTATCTGGATCTAATGCGTTTTCAGTATCAAAGTAGGCTATATGCATTCCTTTTTTCTGAGCATTTGCCATAATTTTGTTTACAATCATTGTTTTTCCACAAGCTTGTGGGCCGACAAAGCCTGTAATTCTACCCATAGGAACACCACCATACAAGGAGCCAGATATAATAGCATTTAGTGCCATACAACCCGTATCAATCCATTCCTTTACCGATGAAAGGGTGTTTTCGTTAAGGTATGCAGCGTCTGGATTTAATTCATCCAACACTTTAAACGCATCATTAATAATTGCCGAATTGGTATCTTCTAAATTTTCTTTTTTATTTTTAGCCATAATAATATTATAAATGGTTTTGACAAAAATGCAAGAAAAAAGCCTGAATTTTTCATTCAGGCTTTTTTTGTTAAAAACAATTTGTTTTATTACTCATCAAACAACTTAACAACATTAGGATCTCCTGTGTTGCTAGTTTGATTAGTTGTTGATTGTTGATTGTTTGGAACGTAAACGTTATTAGCATTAAAAATTTGGCTGTATTGTGCTTGTAACCTAAAATCCAATGCTTCAATGTTTGTTAATGTAATATGATTTTTATTAAAATCAAAAATTACAGGTGTATCTTTATCTGCTAAGAATTCTCTGAAAATCAGAGGAAATAGCTGAATAGACATTCTGTTATCTGGAGTAGTTACCATAGACAGAATTACTGGATTTTTTATTTTTAAATGTGTTTCAGTTTCTTCAGTAATTTCACCAACAATGGTTCTACCGACATAATCCAAAAACGCAGTTAATTTATTTTTATTAGTTTCACTCATATTAGACTTTATATTTTATATGATATAAATGATTTTGCAAGTTTTATTCTGAAAATAATTCCATCAAATTTGTATGATAGTTTACTGACAAAGTAGGAGGATCCCACCCAATACATTTATAAATTCTTTCTAATGGAGGATAAACGTTTTTTTCAAACATCTTATCGTAGTCTGGGCTAACATCTTTAACTATTTCATCTGGTACGGTGTCCAAAAAAGAAAAAACTTGTATGTTGTATCTATTTTTATTTGTATAAAATATTTTTACTTTGGCACCGTTTGTGATTCTTTCATACAGATGACTTAAATCATACTTTTCCAGCAGTACATTATAATATATAGACCCCTTCACATGCATAGGAGTTCCTTTATATATTTTAAAATCTGTACTTCTAGATTGATACTTTTCTATATCAGAGACTTTAGCTCTTTTAGAAATTGTAACTATATCCATTTCTCTAAATAAGCGATACGATTCTACAAATATTTTATCACTTTCTTTTTTATCTTCAGATAAAATAACAGATTCTACTACATTTTTAATTAAACTCTTAACTTCTTTAGATAATGTCGATCTGGCTAACTCTACACCTTTATATACAAAAGGATCTTTGGGCTTATAACCTTCTTTGTCTACAATGTGGAGAATGTACATTTTCTTTTCTAAAAAAAGAGCCTTGTCACAAATTGTTTCTCGTTTAAAAACAAATCTAGGATCTAATGAATTGTGTTTTTGTTTAGACCATTCGATTATTTCAGTATTTAATTTTTTATCAATTTCTTCAACTATCTCATACGCATCTTTAGTAATTTCACCATCAACTAAAAATTTTTTATTTAAAAAATCTAAAATAGGTTTGATTGTAACGTAGATACTGTCGGTATCTCCATAGATGTATATATCTTTTTTCTCTCCTTGATATCCTTTTTCTTTAGCATATTCATATACTATATCGGATGCCTTTTTAACTACAGACTGCCCTGTTAATGTAACACTCGCTGAGTGATCTATGTCAAACAAAGGTGAATATCTTTGTGCAAAAGTTCCATAAATTGAATTCAAAACAAGCTTATACACGTTTTGTTGAGTGTCTAAATCTTGTATTTTTTCTTCAAGCTGCTCTTTAACCTTAGAATCTTTTTCTTTTTCCAACGTTTTTAAATGACGCTGCATTTCTTTTTTTGTATCTACTCGCTCTTTATACAGCTTATCAATCAAACATGGGATTACTCCTTTAAACTTTTGTGTATATAAAACATCGTAATCAGATAAACACAGCTTTTCCTTGTTTAGTAGTCTATTAAACTTTTCAACATCTAAAGACACAGTTTTACCATTGATTAATCTAATGACATATTCTTTTTCGTTCTTAGAAATAACTTTTCCAATTTTAGTTTCGGGTGAAATGTTTAAAGAGATGATTGTATTGGGATACAGACTATTAGCATCATAGCTAACCAATGCGTTTTGAATGCCTCTTTCAGGATCGTGGACATATCCACCTGTATAATCTGTTTTATTGTTATCTACTTTGAACGTAGGAATCAGTTTTCCTTGCAAAAGAGCTTCATGGGCTACTGCACCTGTAATCATTGAAACCTTTCCTGTAGCCTTTTCAAAAGGAATAAACCCCTTATAAGAAAGATTTCTAACCAACTTGAGATATTTCAAAGTATTTTCTAGCTGAACCAACAATCTAACGTCTTGAATATTATATTTTACAAAAGTATTCCAATCTTTATCAGCTAAAGATGCCAAGTTTCCACTACCAAAATCAATTTTTCCCTCTTTTAATTCTTTTTCAGCAATAAAATTTAGGCTATATGACTCTGAATCACCCCTAGAGAAGGCTTTATAGATGATCATGTAGTCTAGGTTAGAAATACCATCAATATACCACTTGTCTATAGGTTTATTATATTTGTTTATGACAACATTTTCACGACAATAAACATTTTTTATAGGTGAAAGTCTCTTATACTCATCCTCACCTTTAAGATTACGAATTCTGTTTATCAAATAAGGTACGTCAAATGATTCTGTATTCCAACCACACATAATATCTGGTGGATCTTGTTCCCAAAACGCTAAAAACTTTTCAATGATATAATATTCACTCTTACAATGTGTATAAACAACGTTATCTTCTGTAGGAGTGTATTCTTTCAAACCCCAACTATAGTATTTTTTTGATAATGTATCATACAGAGTTATAAGATTAATGACATCTTTTGCATGTTTAGGGTCTGGAAAAGAATCTGGACTGTATGTTTCTATGTCCCAGAAGAATATTTTGAGAGGATATTTTCCAAAATCAGGTGATTTTAGATCATCCCTGTATGTGTTTAAAAGAAAATCCTGATCTACTGATAAATTCTGGAAAATTCTTTTAATCGGTGTTTCATTAACATACTTCGATCTGTAATAATTGTTTTTAAAAGATATTTTCTTTAAATTTGTATTAAAAACTGATACTGCATCGGTAGAAGATGCACTCTCAACGTATAAACTAGGCTCATAACTGGTTTCTAGCTTAATCCTTTGACCAGTTTCGTCCCAAGTCCATAGATGAATACAACAGTTGTTGTTATCGTATGCGATATTTCGATATGCCATGATGTGGCCTATATTATCTGATCTTTATTGAGAGAAATCAAGCTCGGATATTTAGCATTTCTTTCTTTTGACCCCCAAGCTGTTAAATACAAGCCTTCATATTCTTGTATATGATCTTCTAACCAAAGACCTTCTGCAAATTTTCGGGCCTTGGAAGATTCTTCCATATATCTATCGACATCTGAAGTAATGTATTCTAATTTTTCTATTAAATCTTTACCATTATTAAATTTATGCTCTGCTAAATCATATGTACACATGTTTTGGTATGCACCCGGCATTCCCAATGCACCGGATTCTATCATTTTGATGTTACTCTTAGATTTGTTGAAGATATTATCAATTAATGGTGCAAAAGTTGCACAACAATTTGTTTCCATCAATCCTCTAGGATAGTCTGGTAACGGCGACCAGTCTACATATTCCATTTCTCCGTTGTCAATGAATGGTCTTAATGCAAGAGGATAACAACCCTTCCAAACAAATTTAAATTTCTTTCGAGCTTTAATAATTTCGTCAATAACATGACTAAAATCATCCTTCATTCCTGTTCTATTAAGAACATCGATATGAGTTCCAGAGCCTGAATATAAAATTCTTGGGCGTTTTTTATTCTTTTCAAAATTTTCAGCTAATTTTTTTGAATCATAAAATCTATCCAACCAAAATTTAGGTGCATAATTTGGAATAACTGTAATTTTTTTATTACCAGTCTTTTCGATATAATAATCTTTCATGAATTGACAAGTAACAGTCATTTCATCCATCAATTCTATAATTTGTAAGATATTTTTAACGATCTTATCATCATTAAATGCGTCTCTGCAACGATTATATTCTGGAATATCTTCTTTAAAAACAACATCGTCTACTTCATAAAGTAATCTTAATCCTAAATCCCCTTTAATTTTATTAAGTTCTTTAATAAACATCATTTGATGTTCAGTGGCTTGTCTTTGGAATCTAACAGCCTTCAGCGTTTGATAAAAACGAATATCTAAGACCATTTGAGTCATTCCAGTACAAACCATTTTTTGGTAAAAATTGAGTAAAAACTCAGGCCATATCATTCTCCAGAAGCCACAGCCGCCATAATCTGCGTAATAATTTAAAACTCTAGGTAGA